CCGGCTGGGTGTTGTTGAGGTAGTAGTTGAGCTCGGTCAGGTCCGTGCTGCTGAAGTCGAGCTTGCCGTCGATCGAGAGCGGGCCGACGTTGATGCCGGTCGCGGCCTGGGTGCCGCTCATGCCCCAGACCACCTCGACTGGCCGCTTCAGCGTCAGCTCGGCGCTGATGCACTTGGTCGTGCCCGAACCGCCGATGGTGAATGCGCCCTGCCAGGGCAGGAACACGGAGTTGCTGTCGTAGGAGTTGGTGGCCTTGGTGGCCTGGCTCTGGATGAGACCCTGACCCTTCGTCGAGATCAGCAGCTTGCCGGGGTTCTGGAACTTGAGCGCGACCTCCTCCCAGTACAGACCGGCGACCTGGTCCTGGGTGGCGACCAGACCCGGGTACTTGCCCAGCGTGTACGACGCCGGGTACCCGGTGTTGAGCAGGGTCATCGTGTGCGTGTAGGGGTTGGTGCCGGTGAGCGTGTCCACGCCCAGGATCCCCATCAGGAAGTGCCCGCTGGCGTTGGGGTAGAAGAGCATGTCGGGCAGCGACACCTGGGACTTGCCGACGCCCTGGTACCACGCCTGGAGGGCGGAGGCATTGGACCGGAAACCGTCGTCCTCGATCGGCTCGTAGATCGGCTCGAAGTCCGGCTTCATCAGGGGGTAGAAGTCGGTGGCCGCCACCGCCGTCCCCCAGGTGGACTCCTTTGCGAGGCCGGCGAACAGCAGCCAGGAAGGGACAGCGAGGTTGGCCATGTGCTACTCCTGCGGCTCGGCGGGCTTGTCGCCCTTGGACTTCCTCCCCTCGAGGAGGACGGCGTAGGGATGGATGACGGGCTCGTCGGACTCGAATTCCTGGCCTGACATGACCGGGCCCACACCGGATACCTCGTCGGGGGTGGTGTGCGGTGAGTCCCAGCGGTAGCGGTAGGCCATGGGCGTACTCCCTTGGAGGACCGGCAGCGGCCGTCGAAGGTGTCGGACCGATCCCGGGTGGAGATGCAGCTCGACGCCGCGCCCGCGCAGCGCCCGGTCGACGCGGACATCCAGATGGACCCAGTGGCGAGGCGGAACCCCGTCGCCCGTCATTTCGCCGACCGCCCTAAGCAGGTCGGGGCATGCGCGCTGGAGATCGCGCGAGAACTTGGCCAGCCCGAGCGCCGGCATCACGCCGCCGGGGAGTTGGTAGGGATGCGCGCACCAGGGCTCGTGGCAGGCGAGTAGGCCCTGCACCTGGGCGGGCGTCGGCAGCATGTCGTTCTCGATGACCACGAGCGTCATATCCCCCGTCCACAGCCGGGCCAAGAGCCGCCAGTAGGCGTCGTCTGAGCCCGAGGTGTCCTCCAGCCGACCGCCGACCGAGAGCACGAAGTCCCGCGTCTGTGGCCACAGACGGTCGGGGGTGAACGGGCAGACGATCAGGGCGCGTAGATCGGCTGAAGCATCCGCCAGACGCGCAGGGTCATCTCCCAGCCGACGTACTCGGTGTCGGCGTAGGGGATGAGGCCGGCCCGGCCGTCGATCACCTTGGCCGTGAGCGTGAACGGGAACGCCGAGCCGTCCGCCTGCACCGGCCACGCCGTCGAGCTGAGGCGCATGTGCGAGTTGAACAGCGTGGTGACCGAGTCGCGGAAGGGCGCCAGCTTCGCCCAGCTCGTTGGATGATCCTGCAGCGACACCATGACCTGGAGGCGGACGCTGTCGATGATCCATTCGTTGCCGGGGATGAAGACCTCGGTCTGTTCCGGTCCCTCGACGCGGAACGCGCCGGGCAGCAGCAGCGCCACCGGCGCGTCCTGCAGTGCGGCCGGCGGCACTGACCAGCAGCCCTGCAGGCCCGAGAGCCCTGTTCCATCGCCGACCTGGAGCCCAGAGAAGAAGTGCGGTTGCAAGGTGGAGTCGGGAGCGGTGCCGCCGAGGATGAGCCCGATCGCGTCGAGCATGTCCAGGTAGGTCGCCATCAGCCGCCCCTGGCGATCAGCGCGAGCGCGATCTCGGCAGCTTTCCGGAACGCCGCCTCGATGGCCGGTATGGAAGCGGCGAGTGCGTCGCGCATGAAGTGGATGCCCCTGGTGCCCGGGTGGTGGACGCGGCGGAAGAACGCCACCTGCTGCCCGGCGCGTGGAGCGCCGGACAGTCGCGCTCCACCGAAGGGCGACCCGGACGCAACCGCCTTGCGCGCGCCGAGCACGGGGATCATGAGGGCCTTGGCGTTGACCGCAGCGATCTCGTGCGGCCTGGTCCCCAACTCCACCATGGCCGCGTACTTCACATTGGTGAAGACGCGGGCGATGCCTTCGGTCTCGGTCATGGCGGCCTCGCTCTCGATCGACGAGAAGAGCCTCCCCGTGCGCCGCGGGACCCGCGCCTTGGCGGCGGCCTCGACGATCAGACTCGACTCGCCCAATCCGGCCCGCGCGGCGCCGGCTTGAAGGGCGGGCGCTCTTTCGAGCCCGGCCAGGATCTGGTCAAACCCCACGAGCCCGTACTCCAGGCTGACGGTCATCGGCGGCGCCTGACGATGTGGCGTCGCCCGCGCAGCTTGGCGCGAATCTTGGCCCTGGTCGCCGTGCTCATCGGGTGGTGCCCGTGGCGCGCAAGCTTCAGCCGGGCAATCAGCTTCGCCCTCGTCACCGCTGACAGGTGCCGCTTCAGGCCCAGGGCCTTGCGCTTCGCTACGAGCGCCTTCAGACGAGCGACGAGCCTCGAACGCTGCAGCGCCGACAGCTTGCGATGCAGTCCCTTCCGCTTTGCGGCCAGGGCCTTCATCCGCGCCGACAGCTTGGCGCGCGCAGCGGACGAGAGCGGCCTGTGCTTCTGCGCCTTCATCCGCGCCGAGAGCTTCGCCCGGGCCGCCGCGGACATGGGCCGGTGGACGACGTGGCCGCGCCGGCGCATCAGATCAGAACGCCCACTGCTTGTAGTCGCTCGCCAGGACTGTCGCCTCGTCCATCGCGTTGAGGCGCAAGAACTCGTGGACGACGCCAGTCTCCAGGCTGCCGATGCTCTCGGCCCAGCCGGACTCGCGGGCGCGCCACATCTTGATCGCCCAGCGGACGGTGAAGTCCTTGATCGGGTCCGGCACCACCGGCCAGCCCCAGTGCGCGGTCACCGACGCCGTGAGGTAGCCAGGGATCGAGGAGGGCAGGAACTGCGTCTGCGAGATCGGGATATGGGCGATGTCGATCGCCTCCCAGGGACGGAGCTGCGTCGGGTCCGCCGACGAGTCGGCGCCGCGCGGGTTCCGGGGCCACAGGAAGTAGTTCGACGGGGGCGCAATCCCGTTGCCGGCCAGGTTCGTGACCCACTGAGCCTTGGGCTGGTTCTCGAAGTAGGCGAGTTGGATCTGGATCGTGCTCGCCGACGTGCCGGCGGCGTGGGCGAACGCCGTCGCGCCCACGGTCAGCGTGTACGGGCCCGGCTGCGAGCCGGTGACGCCGCTGACCGTCACCGGCTCCTGGGTGCCGGCCACATCGACGATGAAGACGTCGCCGGTCACCGGTGCAGGTCCGCGTTGCGGGGTGAAGCTCAGCGAGGTCGCACCTGCGCTGCAGGCCGCGATCGTTCCGATCTTGCCGTAGAAACGGTGCTGGCCAGTCTCGATCGACCCTTCCCCCCCGGAGTCGAAGTACCTGGTGCTGTACCCGTCGGCGTAGAAGTACTGACCCATCTGGTTGTCGAGCCACCTGCTCACCGCGGAGAGCAGGAAGGTGCCGAAGGTCGCGTTCACCGGCTGGTTCACCTGCGGCTGATACAGCGCCCAGTCCTGCATCGTCCCGTAGGCGGTGGCGGCCATCAGACGGCGAGCCTCCGATGCTGGGCCGCACGCCGGACGGCGACCGCGGCGTCGAGCAGTCGGTCCGGCGTGCCGAGATCCGCCCAGCAGACGGACGGGGGCAGCACGCGGACGTCCAACTCGCCGTGCTCCAGATACCAGCGGATCACATCCACGATCTCCAACTCGCCGCGCGCGCTTGGCTGGAGCCCCCGCGCGACATTGGCCGCGCGGTCGTCGAAGAGGTAGAGCCCCGTCACCGCCAGGCCGGGTCGCGGACCAGCGGGCTTCTCCGCGATGGCGATCGCGCGCCCGACCCGGTCCCGCTCGAGCACCGCGGACTCGCTCACGTCGGCGACCTCCTGGACGTACACGCGAGCGCCGCGCTTGAGCGGTTCGTTGATGCAGGTCTCGGCGCCCATGAACAACTGGTCGCCCAGCGCCAACGCGACCGGTCCGCCGGCGGCGAAGTCCGCACCGATGATCAGGCCCTCGGCTATGCCATTCGGCCCGTGCTGGGACGCGTACGCCAACTGGACACCGTGGTCGCGGCCGTCGCCGAGGAGCGCGTGGAATGCCCCCGCGTCCTGGCTTCGGGCAACCAGCAGCACCTCCTGGACCCCCATCGCCGCCAGCGTCCCCAGCGGGTAGAAGATCATCGGGCGGTCGTAGACCGGGAGCAGGTGCTTGTTCGCCACGCGGGTCAGCGGGTCGAGCCGGGTGCCGCGCCCGCCGGCCATGAGGATGGCGCGCTTCACCGGAGCCACTCCGGATGCGCCAGCGTCCAGGCCACCGTGCGCCGGATGCACTCGTCGAGCGGCATCGGGGCTCGCCAGCCGAGGCCAGCCAGCTTCGTGCCGTCGAGGGCGTACCGCAGATCGTGACCCGGCCGGCTGGCGTGGAAGTCGACGAGTTCGTGCCGAAGCGGCTTCCCGATGGCCTCGGCGATCATCTCGGCCATCGCCAGGTTCGACACCTCGCGCTCGCCGACGATGTTGTACCGGGCTGGCTCGGTGGCGTCCGGGTACATCGGCAGCCGGCCGTCGAGTTGCCTGCAGAGGAACAGGAGCGCGTCGGCTTGGTTGCGGGCGTGCAGCCAGAACCTCGACCCGGGCACGCCGCCGGCGCTGTAGATGGGCACCGTGACGCCCCCGCTGACCGAGCGGATGACGGTCGGGACGAGCTTCTCCGGCCCCTGTCGCTCGCCGAGCACGTTCATCGTCGTGGTGACCACGACCGGCACCTGCCACGTCCGCCACCAGGCGAACGTCAGAGCCTCCTGCGCTGCCTTGCTGGCACTGTAGGGATTCGATGGCTTGATCGCGTCCCACTCGCGCGAGGCATAGCCTGCGGGCGCCGGCCCGTACACCTCGTCGGTGCTGATCTGCACGAACAGCCGCGGGCGGGCGACGCGGGCGTACTCCAGCATGTGGAGCGCCACCCGCGTGTTGTTCTCGACGCAGGCGACCGGGTCGGCGATCGAGTGTTCGACGCTCGATTCGGAGGCGAGGTTGAGGACGTAGTCGACGGGCCCGATGCGGACAGCCAGCCGCTCGCTGATCGGCGCGGCGAGGTCGTGGTGGACGATGTCGAGCTGCGGGTGACCGTGCAGGTGGGCGAGCCGCAGCGGGCAGCCGCGGTGGCGGAACGACGCCATGCCGACGACATCCCAGTCGGTCGTCTTGAGGATGTGCTCGATGAGGTGGTGGCCGATGAATCCGGCGGCGCCGGTGACCAGGACCCTCACCGCGCGACCTCCAGCGGCGCCTCGAAGGGATGCAGGATGGCCAGGGTGTCTACGACCTCGCACGGCTGGCCGAGCTCGTCGACCGCCCTCGTGACCCCCCAGTCGGTCGCCAGGAACCCCGCCCAGTCGCCGGCGCGGAATCCGTTCTGGTGCTCGCGGTCGTAGTCGTGGAAGGCGAGTACGCCGTTCGGCAGGAGGAGGGGGAGTGCCAGCTTGATGTCCTGTCGCACCGCCTCGTAGGAGTGGCAGCCGTCGATGAAGATGAGGTCGAAGCCGGGTCGCAGCGTCGGCAGCACGGCCTCGAAGCTGCCCACGTGGACCAGCACCCGGTCCTCGACGCCGTGGCTGCGGAGGTTGTCTCGGAAACGGACGAGACTGTCGCCCTCGCGGTCCAACTCGCCGCGGTGCCAGTCGACGGAGTGCAACTCGGCAGCCTCGCGCGCCAGCACGATGGTCGAGAAGCCGAGATGCGCGCCCATCTCCAGCACGCGCCGGCCCGCAGCCAGCTCCTGGAGGCGCACCGCCTCGCGCTCCGTGACCGCGGTGGGGATCTCCACCGGCAGCGGCGGTTGCTTGACGCAGTCGTGTGCCGGCCGCCCCCGATGGAGGTGCCTGACCACGCCGTGCCCGTGCTGGGTGGCTCCGCGCTCGAGCAGGTACTGTTTCAGCCAGCCGTCCACCCGGCACCAGTGCTTGGGGGGGTGGCCGTCGTCTGACCACGTCCCCGTCTCGGTCAGGGCGTCCGGGAAGCGCGCGATGAGCTCGGCCGAGAACTTGGCGCAGCCCATTCCGGCGTAGCGCCCGAACGGCGGGTACTCGTAGGCGAACGCACACCACGGCTCGGGGCACTCGGCCAGCTCGCGCAGCGCGCCCTCGTGCGGGACGATGTCCTGCTCCAGCGTGATGAAGGACTCGCCGGCGGCCCAGCGGGCGGCGACGAGGTCGTGGTAGCCGCTGACGCCGTCGATCTCGACCGCCTCCGACGGGAGGCCGCAGGCCGCCGCAGCGCAGGCGGTCTCCGCACGCAGTCCGCCAGGGACGCACGGGACGACCACGCAGGTGGCGCCGGCTGCCTCCTTGTACGCTGCCACCAGAGCCATCGAGTGCTCTGTGCTGGCGAGGTAGGAGTGCTCGTCCGACTGCCAGTCCCCGATGTGCTTGGCGACCATCGAGGAGTCCACGTAGATCGGATAGCCCTGACGCCCGGCCTCGATACAGAACCAGACGTCGTGGCCGATCGGGCCCATGTGGTCGTAGTCGAAGCGGAACCAGGGGTGGGATGGCGTCCACGGCCAGCGCTCGAAGACGCTGCGGTGGATGGCGGTCGCGCCCATTCCGACCGTGTCCACCCGGTGCAGGCCCGCTACCCCGCCGCGCTGGGGGAGCATCTTGCACGTCTCTTCGTACGAGAGCCGCTGGAGCCGGCCGTTCACCCAGTGGCCGGGGATGGGCGTCTGGTTCTCCTTGGTCCGACCGAAGTACAGACAGGACCAGATCGGGTGCGTCTTCGGGTCCAGCGCGCGGACACGCCGGAGCACTCCGGCCGGCATCCGCATGTCCGACTCGACGACGAAAGCGTAGTCCCAGTTCGGGTCCTTCAGGGCGTTGGTGACCATGTCGTTCATCGCCAGGTCCACCGGGGCCATCTCGGTGATGACGAGGCCAGCGTAGCCGCCGGCAGCCTTCATCGAGGCGATCTGTTCCTGGAACTCCAGCCAGTGGATCAGGAACTTGGGCCAGACGGGGCTGTAGAGGGGGAGGAAGACCTTGATGCGGTTGGACACGCGGACTCCTGTGCTCGGGCGTTGCGCTGCACCCGGGCGCGAGGAGGGCCGAAGCCCTCCCCGGACGCCCGAGCAGGACGTACTACTGGACGGTGTTGTCGATTACGCTGTGTTCGATGACAGGGTGGAGTACTGCGAAGGGCAGCCGTACAGGCGAGATGATGAAGTGCGCGGTATGTGGTGGCGAGTTCTACATCCCGCCCTCGCACGCCGGCCGGCGGCGGACGTGCTCTCGGAAGTGCGCTGATGCATGGCGAGCGCATACGCCCGAGAGCAAATACACCGACCAGCGCAACGGCTACGTGTACGTGAACACGACGACACTGAAGCGCGGGAACAAGTCCAACAAGCGCAGCGCCTATCGGATGCTGGAGCACCGGTATGTGATGGAGCAGTACCTGGGTCGGCCGCTGGAACCGCACGAGATGGTCCACCACAAGAACGGAATCCGGTTCGACAACCGGATTGAGAACCTCGAACTCTGGGTTGGCGGGCACCCGAAGGGGCAGCGCGAAGTCGAGGCTCCGCACTGCCCTTCGTGTACGTGCTACTTGAGGGTTGAGGGGTAGGCTCTGGTTATACCGTCACTGGACGGTATTGTCAAAGCTGTCCTGGAGCTGGTAGAAGTCCCAGATCGCCGACGTGTCCGCGGTCGTGGACGCGCCCGCCGACAGGGCGATGCGGTAGTACTGGTACTGCAGCTGCGCGAAGTGCAGCACCTGCTGGCCGCCCGCCGTGGTGTTCGCGATAGTGCCCTTGTCGGCCACCACCGTGTTCGTGAAGCTGGCCGAGGTGGTCAGGTTCGACCCCTGGATGGTGTTGGTCACCGTCCCCGCCACGGGGTTGACGCCATCAGTGCCGGCCAGGATGGTCAGCTTGAGGTCGGTCGCGGTGCCCTTGTTCTGGGCCGCGCCCTGGAGGGTCGTGTTGGACGTCAGCCGGAGCTGGATGTCCGACAGGGTTTTGACGTTGGGGATCATGTGCTTCTCCTCTCCCCGTCAGCAGTTGTTCACGACATAGAAGGCCTCCGGATGGGCGACCCCCACGTCGTATCTGGCGATACCGCGAATCCACGTCTGCAGTGGTTGTTACTCGTTCGCTGCGAACGGGGGCGGTCATTTCTGCCGCCCTCCCTTCATTACTGAAGGGATCGGACTATATCTTCATCCGGTAAAATTGGTCGATATGAAAGTCGTTCGGCCGGGGATGTCGGAGTACATCTGCGGCCCGACTTTCTCTCGCCCCGGCGACAGCTTCAGGTGAATGCTGCGCGCCAGGGGCCCAAGTGGTAGTACCGGAGCCTCGCGTGTAGTCTCTACGGACTCTCTCTCTGGCCTCGCGCGGCCTCAAGGTTGCCTCGGTATTGTCCCCGGCTTGACCCGGTAGGAGGTTCACCGATACAGCGAGGTTTTAGAACGACCAGTTCCTACGCGGCCAAATCGTTCTGGAAAGCCGTGCCGGCGACGTTGGACGAGACGATCTCGATGTCCTGGCGCTCCATGACGATCACGTGCTGCCAGTCGCCCGCGAACACGTTGCGGGAGTTCGCCGTGCCGGCCAGGATGTTGGTGAGGACCCAGGTGTCGACGCCGAACAGGCCGTCCAGCATCGAGGAGCCGTCGAGCCGGTTGGCTCCCCGCATGTAGTTGATGCCGTAGTCGTAGATCGGCCGGTTGTTGGTGGAGTCCTTCATGTTGAGGACCTGCTGCTTGAGCGCCACCGGACCGACGATCCCCGTGCACTGCGCCTGGGCGACCGGCACGTTGGTCGAGCCGTTCAGGTTCTCGACGTTGTAGATGATCGTGTTGAAGTCGGTGAACACCGGAGAGCCCGCCGACGCGTACGGCGCCGTCGCCGAGCCGCCGCCCACCGTCACGTTGGTGGCGTTCAGGATGCCCACCGGGGCGCCGGCCTGACCGTTGCCGATCAGGATCTGCTTGTCGCGGTCGATGGCCATGTAGCGCGTCGCGTTGTTGCGCAGCACGCCCTCGGCCGCCGGGTTCGAGTCGCGGATCAGCTCGTTGCTCAGCTGGACCAGGAAGGTCTGCTTGCGCGCAGTGAACGAGAGCTGCGAGAGCTGCGCCTGGCTGGCCGTGATCGCCGCGTTCTCGGCCGAGTAGAAGATCGACACGGCCGAGGTGAGCTTGGGCAGATGCACAATGCGGGTGCCCATGTTCATGCGGGTGATCGGAAGCCGGCTCAGGGCCAGCTGCGGGTACAGCTGGTCGATGAACGAGGACGACCACTCTTCGGGAGCGAGAAACTGAGTCTGTTACCTACCGCCTATGCGGTCGTGCCGGTCGTTTCTTGTTCCGCCGGCCTCCCGACATTACTGCCGGGGTCGGACCATGTCTTCATCTGAACGGAGTCGAGATCCTTGCGAAGGTAGAACTCGGAGAGCAGCTTGATCTCGCCACACTTCGAGCAGGCTTTCTCGGTTGCTCCTTCTGGGAGAGGTGAGGCGTGTGTGCCCACCTCAACATTTTACAGTCAGATGCCCCACGTATGGCCTCTACGGACTCGCGCTTCGAGCTGACTCACATCAGCCCTCACGATTGCCTCGGCGTTGCCCTCAGCCTGAC